TAGCCGCTGAGAATCTGAATGGTGAGTGAGTCGGTGGCGTGGGCGGCCTCCTGGAGCGTGCGCCCATACTGCAAGAGGACGGTGAGGTGGTCGGAGGGGCCGGCCTCGTCGGTAAGGGCCGCCCGGTCCTGGTCGCCCACCGAGGCCACGCAGACGTCCTCGACGCTGATAACCTCGCCCTTGCCGAGAGAGAGGTCGGCCCGCAGCGCATCGTCCGCCGCCATCGCCTCGGAATGAAGCCGGAAGCGATCACCCAGGCGCGTCAGGTCGTCAAGAGCCGCCACGCCCTCGGCCTTCGAGAGCGCCAGGTCGAAGCGCAGGGCGTCCCGGGTGTGGGCGAGATCGGCCAGGTGGGGCGTGAGGAGAAAGTGTCGGCTGAGGGCGTCTCTGGCCCGCGTCTCGTCGGAGAGGTTGAGCCTCAGCCGCTTCCTGGGGAGCAGCTCGGCCTGGACGCGCACCAGGTCGGCCTGCCTGCCCTCGCCCGAGCCCAGGATGCGCCCCGCCGCCCAGACGACGGCGATATTGCCCGCCAGCGTGTCGAACGGGTGGGTGATGCGAACGCCGTCCTCCTTCTCCAGGTCGAAGGCGTCCAGGAAGCAGTCAAAGGTGTAGAAGGTCGAAATCCGGCCCTCGTGCTCCAGGTAGAAATCGAGCAGGTCCTCGGCCATCGCCCGGTCGCGCACGGCGTCGAAGAGGAAGTCGTCCGGGCGCTCCTTGGTCCCGTGGGCGGCCATCGAGGCGCCGTTCCGGCCCCGCACCGAGGCCAGGTAGGCCTTGGCCCCGGCCGCCGATGAGCCGAGGTCCTTGCGGTAGAAGAGGCTGATCTTGTTGGCCAGGTTGGCCACGCGCCCGCGCTCGGCGCGCATGGAGTCGAGCAGGATCATGTCGGCGGTGATGGCCTTGGCCGGGCGCACCTCGCTGTCGCGCTCGCGGACGGCGATCTTGGCCACCCCGGCGTCCCAGTAGAAGCGCGAGCGGCACTGGCGGGCGAGCTTGCGCTCCAGGTCCTTGAGGCTGATCTGCTCGGTCAGGGCAAAGTCGAAGTGGTAGCCCAAACCAGCCGGGCGAACGTTGTAGCGGGTGCCCGCGCGGCCGAAGTCACACCGCGAGGCGTCGAGGCCGGCCTGCCTCACCAGCAGCCACCGGCGCACGTCGTCGGGGCGCGTGATGAGGCGCCTGGGCGTCCCGGTGATGCTGCCCGCCGCGTCGTCGATGATGCCCTCGACGTCGGCCGTGACGACCGAGGCCAGCTTGACCTCCCGGGGCGCGTACTCCGCCTCAACCCAGACGTGGCGGACGTAGCAGGTCAGGCCGTCGAGCGGGCCCAGGTAGCTGAGGCGCACCTCCCTGCCGGTGAACCAGCCCCAGTCGCCGGCGACCAGGGCGGTAAGGTCGAAGGCGTCGACGGTCGTCCTGGTGGGGGCGCTGATCTGGACGTTCTGGAGGGGCACGTTGTCGGTGGCCAGCGGGTCGACCTGGCCGGTGAGTGGCTGGACCGTCGCGTTCTTGCCGGCGCTCTTCGGCAGGAGGATGATCTGCGTGGTGGCCACCTCGACGCCGCCCGAGGCTGGAGTAAATATCTGCTTCACCTCAAGGATTACGCCCCCATAGTGGTTCTCCCAGGCCCCCGCGATGCAAACTGTCTCCGCACAGGAAAGGTAGATCGTTGACTTGGGGCCGGGCAGCGCCATCGAGGCGGTCAGGGCGGCCTGGATCGAAGCGCAGGTGGGCAGGACCGGCAGGCGGTCGGCAGCGCCGGAGACTGCGTCCTCGTAATAACCGCTCGAGAGATGCGGCCGGGTGGGTACACTATACACGGCCCAAGGGTCCGTCTTGCCAGGCCACCCGACGTAGAAGGAGGCGCTCTGATATTTGACCTGTAGGCGCCAAGTGCCTGCGGGCGGGCTCGGAGGCAGGGTGAAGGTGCAAGTGGCGTAGCTGCTAGCAACCGGCTTCGACCAAACCGGGGTGCCGTTCCTATCCGCGTAGCACTCCTTGAAGGCCACGGGCTGGTTGGTGTCGACGGTTGCGGAGTACTCCACGTCGCTCGTCAACAGGTTGTGGATATGCCCCGGGTCGTTCAGGCTGCTCTCGGGCGGCGTCAGGGCGTGGGTATGCTCCGCCTGGAGGTTGTCGGAGTGGGCGTGGTCGATGTCCACCTCGGCCGTCACCGTCGTCTGGTCTTCCAGGTGCGGCCTCGATAGCCGCCCGAGCGGCGTCCAGCCCCCCAGGCCGTCCGAGACCTCCACCGCCACGTGGTCTTGGAAGAACTGGCCGTCCTCGTAGTGCTCGGCCATCACCACCGCCTTGCGGATGGCGCCCCGGTCGGCGTTGGCCGTCGTCTGCTTGAGACACAGGAGGGGATGGTCGCGGCTCAGCTCGGCCGCCGTGTTGGCGTTCTCGTCGTCGAAGGCCAGCTCCGGGTTGACGGCAGAGCCGCCATCCACCACGGCGTCCATCTGCAGCTCGACCCACGACGTTCCCTCGGCGAGCGCGGTCGCCTTGGGCGGCCCATCGAAGGTGATCGTGGCCGGGTCCGTGCCGAGAGAGACGGTGGGCGGGTTGTCCGGCTTGAGGCCATCGACGCGGACATTGGCGACGTCGATCTTCTGCACCGGGCCCTTGGAGGCGGCGAAGACGTAGCTCCTCACCTCGGCCACGGTGCGCCCGGTCAGGTGATCGGCCTTCACCGTGCCCTGGTGGCCCCGGGCGGCGATGTTGAAGGCCGTGGCGGTGCGGGAGCGGTAGAGCATGCGCTCGTCGTCGATCTGGATGACGCCCGAGTCCGGGAACTTCGAGGCGTCGTCGACTGCCACGACCAGCTCGGTGCTCAGGATGGAGGCGGCCAGCTTGCACTCAGCCGGGGCCTCGATGCAGGGGCAGGGCACGCCGGGCACCAAGCCGAAGACGACCGGGATGGCCTGGCCGATGGAGGCGGCGGGCGCGTCCGGGAAGTCCTCGGCCTCGATGACCTGGCCCACCTGGCAATCGACCGTGACGGAGATGCTGACCAGGTCGAACTCCAGCTTCCGGTTGGCCTCATCGTAGGCGATCCGGTCGGCCACGGTGAAGCGGTCGATGAGGACGGCCGAGGTCTCCGGCGTGCCCTCGAACCACTGCCACAGCTCGGCCTCGACGTTCTCGGGGTTCTGCTCGAGGAAGCGGTCGGAGAAGGGCTCCGCGCCGCCGTTCCAGAGCTCGATCGTCATGTCGCGGGTCTCGGACGCGCCCGCGGCGTCCAAGACGTTCACGGGCAGGTCGGAGAGCTGGCCCCAGTCGCGCACCAGGCCGACATACTCATGGCTCAGGCCGTACTCGGTGCCCAAATCGCGGTCAGACAGATAGGCCCAGCCCGAGGAGCCGGCGAACTTCAGCACCAGCAGGTTGACCGGCCGGTTGGCGACGGCACCCGATTGGGCGAGGAAATCGGTGGGCAGCCCTACGCGCATTGGTGCTCCTTCTCGAGCGGGCGAGCGATGCAGAGCGCGTATTCCCAGGTCAAGGCCGACGGGACCGCACTCGTGTTGCAGTAGGCCACGTACATCTGCCGTGCCGCTTCCTCGGGAGAGACCTTCCCCGTCAGCGTGCCGAGGCCGGGGCAGAGCACGGTCTTGACGGCTGCCACCCTGGACACGGCGATCAGCATGGCCCGCATGGCGTTATAGATGTTGTCCGTCCCCACTATCGATGCCGGGACGCGCATCGTGGGAGTGTGGGCAAGATAAGGACAGAGCGAATGGCCTGTTTCGACAACAAGGGAAGTACCGACAGGCTGCTGTCCGAAATAGTCCCCTAAAATGGCGCGCTGCACCTTTGCTTGCAGCTCAGGGCCGAAGAACTCGATTATTTTTTGGTCGATGCCCCCGTCCATCAAGCCGAATGAATTGCCAGGGCTGACGATGCAATCGATCGATCCCAGGGGAAGGACCTGCTCGAAGCCGGAATTTACTATGTGGACATGACCCTTAAACCCGCGACTGAATAACTCGCTCCAGCATTTGCACAATGCCTCGTTCACATCGCAGAGAATGAGCCGCTCCATCAGTCCACCCGCTCCAGAGTGATGTCGCCTTCGTAGCGGTCGTAGGCGCTCATCGGCAGGTCGAAAGTGCCCGTCCAGCGCACCGATTGGCTGGCGCCGTTCTCGGTGATGAGGGTGAAGACGTTCATGGCCCCGACGGCGACGTTGTCGTACCAGTCGTCGAGGGCCGCGTAGTCGCCGCCCCGCAGGTCCTTGAAGGTCAGGACGATGGTCCGCACCTTGACGCCCTTGTCGACGACGCGGATGGTCCCGCCCGCTGTCCGCGAGACGACCTGCAACCTCTCCTTGGGCTCCTTGACGGGGTAGACGCGGCCACAACTGATTAGGATGCTCTGCGTCCCGAGCTGGAAAACGAGGCGGCCGGCTTGCTGCCCAGCCAGGACGGTGACGGCGGGCGAGACGAGTTGCAACACCGACGGCCCCACCGGGACGAGGATCTGCTGCCCGGCGCCGATGACGACGGAGGGCGAAAGGAGCGTCAGAGTGGCCGTCACGGGCTGCGCCAGAGCGGCCCCGGTGGCCGTCACGGCTGGAGACTCCAGGGCCAGAGTATCGGCGAGCACCTCTACGATGGTCCCGTGGGTTGAAATAACTGTCACGGCGGGCGAGACGAGCTGGACCTCGGTCGTGGCCACCGAAGCCCTGGCCGCGCCGCGGGCCGTGACCGCCGGAGAGGCGAGGTTGAGGCCGGTCGTGCCGACCATGACCAGGGCCGCGCCGAGGGCCGTGACCGCCGGCGAGATGAGGCTGAGGTCGGTCGTGCCGACCACGACCACCGCGGCGCCCGAGAAGCTTGCGGCTGGAGACTCCAGGGCCAGCGTGGCCGTCCCCGGCTGGGCCAGAGCGGCCCCGGTGGCCGTCACGGCGGGAGACTCCAGGGCCAGGGTGGTGGTACCCACCTGGACGGTCGCCGGCGTCCAGGCCACGAGGTAGAACTTGATGTCGGCGGTCTCGCGGTAGTACTGGAAGCGGCCTAGTTCGTCGAGGGCCACCTCAGAGTAGTAGCCGCCGCCGTAGTTCGTCCCGGAGAGGATGCCGGCGAAGGTGTTGAAGTTGTCATTGGCGGCAGCCGAGCGCACCGCGCCGAGCTTGGTGCAGCTGAGCGCGGTGTTCTGAATGAAGATGAGGGCTGTGGCGGAGCCGACCTTCCCGGTATCGGCGCCGTACCAGTTGCCCAGATCAGAGGTGTCGACCGCCAGCTCGGTTAGGTCGGCCGCATCGTCGAAAACCCACTCTGACGCATCAAAATAGCCGTAGTGCGCGTAAATCCAGCCCGTTGACCCGCCGTAGACCGTCGAGCGCGGCGGGTTGTAGGCGCTGTTGATGCGGCTGGGGGCACCCACCCAGCTATTGGCGGGGCCGTAGAAGGGCGCGAAGTTGGAGCTGGGGCCGCGCGCGCCGCCGCCCGAGTTCTTGGTCCGCATCCGGTGGATAGAGCCGGACGGAGTAATGCCCGAGGGCACCGTCGGGTAACTGGCGGTGTGCTCCACCCACCCAGCGTTGTTAGCGACCGAGTAGTTGGTCGGGGCGTCGACGAAGCCGCCCTTCTCGCCCCAGCCCACGACGATGAGCCGGCAGGTGGCGGGCGAGTCGCAGTAGACGCAGACCTGGCGGGTCGAGTTGTTGACGTTGACCCACCAGCCCTGCTGCGCGCCGGCCCCGATGCGCCGGTCGGAGGTGTCCCCGGTGGCCCCAGAGGCGGTGACCGCATAAGTGGCATAGACCGTGTTCTCGTTGATGAGCCGCAGCGAAAGAGACTGGGCCGTGGTCGGAAAATAGTCCGGGTCCTTGCCGACGAGGTAGGACAGCCCGGCCGGGCTTGCGTTGCCGGTGATGCGCGCATAAATGGTGTCGTAAGTCTGGCCGTCGGTGCGGCCATAGCCCCACTCGCCCTCGAGGAGGCTGCCCGCCGTGCCCCGAATGAGGACCGTCGTGTCGCGGCCGGTCTCGACCAGGGTCGGCCGCCTCAGCCGGGGAGTGCCGCCCGCCGCCGCCTCACAGAAGTACTCGTTCGGGTTAGCTGTCGACTGCGTCCACTTATAGGCCGCGCTGAGCAGATCGTAATAGAGCGGCTGGAGGGTGATGTTGGTGTAGGCCGTCGACGGCACCCGGTGGCCGCTGTCGAGCACATATCCCAGGGCCTTGGTCTGAGGGCTGGCGTCATCGGCCAGGCGGGCGTAGAGCGTGTTGAAGCCAAGGCTATCGACGTTGCCCCAGCCCCACTGGCCCGCGGCGAGGCTGCCGGGCGTGCCCTGGGTGGCATAGAGGCTGTCGAGCTTGATGAAGGACGGGGCGGCCGGGATGGGCTGCGCGTTGGCCAGGGTGAGGCAGTAGTACTCGTTTGTGGAGCCGTGCCGGACCCACTTGTAGGCGGCCAGGTCGGTCAGGTCGTCAGACCAGAGCCGGTCGGGCAGGTTGTTCTCTATGAAATGGGTGATCACCTAGGCCGCCAGCTGCACGGTGATCGGGCTCGCCCAGACGCCATTCCCGCCGTAGCTCAGGCGGAAGAGGTGCCCGGCCCCGAGCGTGGTGGGGTTGAATCCGGCCACGTAGAGGTCGGTGCCGTCGTGGAAAAACGCCTTGGCGTCCGAATGCAGGTCGCTGAGCTGGCCCGCTTCCGGCAGGGGGACCTCGTCCAGCTCCAGGCCGCCCAAGGGCCGCGCCACGCTGGGGGAGACCTTGTAGTAAGGCGCGGTGTACGACCAGGAATACGGGGAGGTTCCCAGGTCCGTGTCGGTGCCCTCGTCCTGCTGCCCGAAGAGATAGAGGGAGAAGTGGTTGTCGGTCGCGTTGAGGGTGATGCTGCCCGTGGCCGGGGCCTCCAGGCTTCTTGCCCCGCCGTAGAGCGGGTCGCCCACGACGCGCTTGCTCCAACGCTTCACCAGCACCCAGCCGTCGCCCATCTCGCCGGCATATTGGGTGGGGTCGGAGCGGTAGACGTCGACCTTCCGCAGGTTGGTGCAGGCGCCCAGGCGGACGTTGACCGTGTAGGGATAGGTCCCGGCCGCGAGCGAGACCGCCTGCCCCATCGGGACCGTCTGGCCGTTGATGGTGAGCGAGAACTCCAGATGGAACCTCACGCCCGACGAGGCGTAGGTCCGCTTGGCCTTGAAGCCGTCGAAAATAGGACCGCCACCTTGGCCGTCCGTCAGGACGTGCGTCAGCCCACCGCGCTGATAGAAGGCGGAGGTGCCGAAGTAGATTCCCGTCCCCTCCCAGTTCGGGCAGCCTGATCGCTCGATATGGCTGTCGGTGCCCCCGTAGACCCCGAACAGGCGCTTCATCGCGTCCTGGAAGCCCCAGAGGTAGCGGAAGGAAAAGGCAAACCCATATGCCTGAGTGGTGGAGTAGGTGACGCCGGCCAGGTTCTTGCCGGGCAGCTCGAAGCAGCGCGGCCAGGGATAGGGCAGAAATTCGCCCTGCGTCTTGTCGTCCATGTCGTGCTGCATCGCAGCCTTGTACGAAATTATCTCGGCGACGGGCTCGTTGGGGTGCGGCGGGTCTTCGGCGGCCCAATTCTTCTTCCCGTGCATCGGGTGGGGATAGAGAACGTAGTCCAGGCCGGAGGCATCCAGCTTGGCCACCAGGGCATCTTCGGTCCGCAGGGCCCGGCAGGAGAAGCCGCTGTGAAAAAGCCCCACCTGCGGCGGCCGGTCGAAGAAGTTGTGATGGCTCTGGCCTTCGGTGGCGGGCACGTCGCAGCCCGAACTGGCCTGGCCGCGCGTCCACTCCCCTCCCCGGAGAGCGGTCTTTTTGCTGGTCGTGTACTTGAGCGCTCGGACCACCTGCCGCTGGTACAGCTCGCGCGCGGTCCAGCGGCAGTCGTTGTACCAGCACCAGCCGTGGTCTACTCCCACCATCCAGTCGAGGCAGGCGGTGAAGAGGCCATAGCAGTAGACGGCCTCGGGGTCGATGAAGTTGCCCCGGTGGTCGACGTTGGTGTGGGCGTGCGGGTCGCCGACCAGGATGCAGTAGGGAGGCGAGTCATCGAGCGAGACGGCGCTCGAAATGCTCCACGCGCTCGGAGAAGTCACATCCAGCCAGACATAGTGGCCGGCGGGACGGGCCAGGAAGCGCACGCCGGTGAGGGTGATCTTGCCCTCGTCGCCGCTGGCGAAGGTCACCTGATGGCTGGTGGCCGGCGTCTGGTCGCCGTCCCATATCCAGTTCACGGCGGAGGCCAGGGTGATGGTGCCCGTGTAGGGCGGGTCGGCCATCCCGTTTCCCATGAGATCGAGGGCCGAGATTTCGACCTCGACCGCCTCGCTCTGCGTGCTCTCCCAGGCGACCACCAGTGGGGGGACCACCAAAAACGCCGCCACGTTCGCCTGGTTCTTGACGGTGAGCCCCGGCCGGTCGGCGATGTAAGCGTTGAGGAACTCGTAGTCGTTGTGGCCGCCGTCGGTGCAGGCGTTGAGCGGCGCCCCGGTAGCGGTGCCGTCAACGGTGGCGGTCTCGCGGGACTCGACGAGGAGGCAGATTTGCCCCGGCTTGTGGTAGACCTTGCGCTTGGTGGCGACCTTGGTGATCTTGCCCCAGAAACGCACGGTGATGGTGTCGCCGGCGAGGAGGCCATAGCCATACTTGGGCGAGACCTTCAGGCAGGCGGCGTTGTCAGCCTGGTCGACGCGGTACTGGGTATTCTCGGTCCAGGTGTCCCAGGAGGAGCCGTTCCAATGCTTCACGACGACGGTGTAATGGTTGGCGTCCCAGGGGCCGAAGCAGTCGCCGATGGTGGTGACGTCCGTGCCGGCATGCAACCCGAGGCGCACCTGCCCCGCCGTGGAGTTACCGCCACCGCTGGTGTGGTCGCCTGCGATGCCATTGGCGCCCACGGTGAAGACCCACTCCAGGCAATGCGAGCTCGCCAGCACCTGGCCGGCCGTGACGTAGTCCACCGCCTGCTGGGTATCGCTCCAGCGCGGGGCGCTGCAGGTCCCCTCTCCGTAATGGCCTGGCATGCCCGACCTCTTACGGCTGGCTGAGCTTCAGGATGGCGCCGTTGGCCGGGGTGGCCCACTGAACGGTGAAGTTATCGCCCGAGCTGCTCTTGTTGGCCCCGAAGTCCTTGCACACCACGGGCACGCCGCTCGATGCGTGGTAAACGACCGCGTAGCGGGCCGTGATGGTACTGGCGGGCCAGACGACGTCGTCACCGTCCCAGTAGGCGAAGTCGTTGGTGTCGTCCTCGGTGACCACGGTGTTGGCGAGGGTGGCCCCACCGGCGGTGTAGCCAGAGCCCGATGCCTCCTGGGGCTGGATGTGCGTGGCGAAGCTGTTGTGATCCTTGTCCGGGGTGTAGCCGCTCGTGATGAGGGCCACCTTAAAGGCGCTCGCCGCGTCCAGGTCGATGGTGTTCTTGGCGATTTCCCTCGCCGCGCGGTTATAGATGACGTCTGCCATGCTGCTCTCCTCCTAAGCCCTTTCCAGGGCGCGATTCAATTCGGGTACGAGGACGTTGCGGATGAAGGCGCGGTCGATCTTCTGGTTGATGATGATGTTGACGGGGCCGCCGCCGCCGGCGCGACTGCTGACGGCGCTGCCCAGGGCGTCGACGGCCGCCCGGAAGTCGCCGGCCAGGCCGCCCCGGCTGGGGATGACGACCTCGCCGGGCTCCAGGACCTTGAGGCCGCCCGAGCTGTAGAGCGTGCCCGTGTGGTGTGTCTCCAGGCTGAACTGATATTCGGAGAGCGGGGCCTCGACGGCTGCCCTGACGCGCACGACCCAGTCGCGGCTGACCAGCCCCTGGAGCTTTGAGATGAGGTCGGCAACGGGCTGGGTGGCCTGGTCGAGCAGCGTCGCCCTGGGCCTTGCCTCCATCAGGCCGAGGCCATTCAGGTCGGAGAGTATCTGGCCGTAGGCGCCGCCCCAGTCGGTGAGCATCTGCCCCACGACCTCCAGGTTGCCGGTGGCGAGGTCCTGCTTCACCTGGGCCAGGTAGCCGGTCACCGATGCGAGGGCCTGCTGGTACTTGGTCTCTATCTCGGCCGGGGTGGTCGTCGCCTCGCGCTCCAACTTGTCGAGGTTTTCCTGCTGCGCCTGCATGTCGGCGTCGAGCTTGGCCCGCTTCCGGTCGATCTCGTCGAGCTTCTTGTAGTAGGCGTTGTAGTCGAAGCCCTGCCCCTGGTCGTTGATGTAGCCGCCCTCGTGGTGCTCCTGGGCGATGAGGGCGTCCCTCTGCGTGTTCAGGTCGGCGAACTGGTCGCCCATGTCGGAGATCTTCGAGCGGGCGTCCTGCTGCGCCTGGACCAGGTCCTTCGTCTTGTCGATGGCCTTCTGCTGCTGGTCGGTGAGGTCCTTGTAGTAGGCCTCCAGCTCGGAGGCGAGGGCCTTGGTCACGTCGGCGACGGGCACGCCGGCCTGGAGCCGCTCGCGGGCCTTGTCCTTGAGGGCCTGGAGCTTGGCCTCGGCGCCGGCCTCGGAGTTGCCCGTCACGCCGGCCACCTCGGCGACGGCCTTCTGCTTCTTCTCCTCGTAGTCCATCCGGGCCTTGAGGACCTTCTGCATGGCCTCGATCTCGGCCTTTCCGCGCTTGTCGAGCTCCTGCTGCAGGGTGGCGGTGAGGACCTGCTCCTGGAGCTTGTACTCCTCGGACTTTTCGCCGTACTTCTTCTTGATCTCGACGAGCTTCTCGATCTCGGCGTCGATCCGCCGTTGGACCTCGGTCACCGTGATCTTGGTCAGCGCCGCCTCGAGCTGCTGGTGGAGGGCCTTCCGCTCCTCGTCGAAGGTCTTCTGGGCATCCGCGGCCTGCGCGGCGGCCAGGGCGGCCGAGTTGTCGGCCTTGGGCATTGCCTCGGAGGGCGTGGCGACGCGGTCACTCAGCGAGCCGATCCCGCCGCCGATGTAGCTGCCCGCGGCCGAGCCCGCCAAGGCTCCCCAGGGCCCGCCGAAGTAGGCGCCGATCCCGAAACCGGCCAGGCCGCCGAGCCTCTGCCCCCAGGTCGCTCCAGGGCCAGCGCCGTAGGTGAGGTCGCCCGCCACGCCGCCCGCCTCGTAGCCGATGTAGCCGGCGAGGAGGCTCTTGCCGGCCAGGGCCATCTTGCCCGTCGTCTTCGCGCCCACCGCCCCGGTCGTCGCGCCCTCGGCCTGGGCGACGTTGAGCCGCTCCTGGGCCGCCGCCAGGCTGGAGACGAGGCCGATCAGCGCCGGCAGGACGCGGGTCAGGCCGACGTAGCCGAGAACAACGCGCTCGATGGAGTCTGAGTGGTTGTAGAGGAAGGTGGAAAGCCTCTCGACCCAGCCCGCCAGGTACTCGATCCACTCCCCGGCCGTCTGCGCCCACTCGTCGAGCTTGCCGTTTTCCGCCCACTTGTCGATCTGCTTGAGGAGGGCGTCGAGTTTGCCCTTGAGGTTGTCGTAGGCCCCGGTGTCGGCGATCTTGAGCTTCCAGCGCTCGTAGGCGTCGGAGAGCATCGACCACAGGCCCGACCCGGTCTTCGCCATCTCCTCGCCGGCCCCGGCAATGCCGCCGCCCGCGGCCGACATCGCCTCGAGCATGATGCGCCGGAACTCCGGCAGCGAGACCTTAGTGAGGTCGTCGATGCCATACTTCATCTTGGCGAAGGAGCCGATGAGGGCGTTGATGCCGCGCTCGCGGAAGATGTCGGCCGCCCCGATGCCGCCGGCGTAGGCCCGGCCCAGGGCGCTGGCCGCCTCGGGCATGGTCATGCCCATCACGGCCGAGAGGTCGTTCAGGACAGGCAGCCAGGTGTAGAGGCTCGCCCCCATCGCCTGGAGGGTGGTGCCCGACTCGACGACCTGCCCGATGGTGGCCGGGGACTTCGCGGCGATGTCCTGCATGAGCTGCAGCGCGGCGTTGGCCTGCTCCTGCGAGCCCATCAGCACCCGCAGGCGGACCCCGTAGGACTCCATCGAGGAGGCGGTGTCGGTGAAGCCACGGGCGAGGCCGGCGAGCCCCTGGGCGCCCAGGTAGACGCCGAACATGGCCGCCAGTTGGCCGGTGTAGCTGGAGAGGATGCCCTGGCCGTGGGTGAGCGTGTTGTGCCAGGAGTCGAGCTGCCCGCGCAGGCCGGCGACGCCCTGGCTGGCCTCATCTTTGAGGCGGATGATCAGCTCGATGATGCTCTGTCCGCTTGCGGCCACGCTCTACCTCTGAGGGCAGTTACGACAGGACCAGTCGATGTGCTCGGGGCCGACTTCCGCCAGGCAGGCCGCCCGCTTCGCCTCGGAGCAGCCGCCCGCCTCGCCGCCCTCGATCTTGGGGGCCTTCCAGTTGTTGCCCAGGAGGGCCGCCAGGAACTCCATCTGCTCGAGCTTGAAGCGCAGGTCGTCGCGCCTCTCCTCGGCCAGCCACCGGGCGTAGGGCTCTACTTCTTCCGGGGTGAAGCCCCACTCAATGGCCCGGCCCCGGACGGGGTCTCCCCCGGCGAGGAAGGCAACGAAGCGCCGGAGGCCTTGCCCAGGAGGCTCCCGATCAGCTCCACCAGGTCCTCGATGAGCGGCCGGCACTCCTCGGCCGGGCTGCAGGCGAAAAAATCCCGCACCACCCGCAGCGCCGTCGGGGCGTCTGCCTTCCAGCGGAAGAGCTTGGCCATCGCGGCCAGGTCGCGGTCCTCCAGCGGCACGCCCTCGGGGCAGAGGACGGCGGCCATCACCTCGGGGACCTTGCCGCCCAGGGCCTTGGCCCACTCGACGGGGTCCTTCGACTTCAGGGGCAGGTTCTCGACCGCCGCCAGGGTCTCGGCGATCTGGATGAGCTGGCCGATAACCAGGGGCTCCTGGATGAACTTGGCCCCGTCGATCTCGTACTCGAAGCGCTTAGACTGCGGCATATGCGGCCACCCCGTTCGTCACGAAGGCCAGGACGGAGCCGAGGGTCTCGTCCTCCAGGACCTGGATGTCGAGCTGCTCGCTCAGCTTGTTGCCGTCGACGCCGGGCTGCGCCGTGAGGAACATGCAGCGCGGGAAGAACATCTCCAGGCGGTAGCGCTCGGTCGTCTCACCGGGAATGACATCGCCGGTGCAGACGATGTGGACCGAGAAGTAGTCGCCGGCCCGCAGGCGCAGGCGGTTGATGGCGTCCCAGAGGTCGCGCTTGAAGCTGAGCTTCTGAGTGCGCCCGCCGGAGGAGAAGAAGTTGGCGTAGTTGGCATCCTCGGCGCCGCCGCTCGGCCGGAACTCCGGGGTCAGGGCGTTGTTGAGGGTGTAGGTGACCTGCGAGATGTCGCCCAGGTGGCTGTGGCCGCCGGAGAGCGTCTTGGTCGTGTTGTTCCAGGTGCCGCCCACGACGACGGCCATGCTGTTGACCAGCAGCGGGGTCTCGACGCGCTTGGCCGCGAAGGTCTCCCATCCGGTGCCCGACTCCCGGTCGGCGTAGAGGGCCTTGTAGCTGGTCGAGGCCCCGGCGCCGCCCAGGGCGGTGATGGTGATGTCGCTCGGGACGAGTGGCGGGCCGGCCGAACCTGCCGTGACGGCCGAGAAGGCGACATCGACCCAGATGCCCGAGTCGGCCGGGTACTCGGCGATGATGCGCTGCACGGAGTCGAGCCGCTCGCCGGCGGTGGCGCCGTTGACGCGAGCCGTGAGGGTCAAGGTGGTCACGTTGTCCAGGGCGGTGATGGTGTCCTCGCCCAGGTTGCTCGACATCTTGCCCGTGGCCTTGATCTGGCCGGTGGCCTTGACCCACTGGTCTTTCGTGAAATCGAGGATGACGGAGTCGAGCGCGCAGGAGGCGTAGCGCAGCTTCTCGATGACGCCGCCGATCTGCTGCCCGGCCGTGAAGGTCGGGACAGGGCGCCGCTCGTCGAGGCCATCCCTGATGGGCGTGCAGGTGTGCTTGTAGGCGGCCACCGAGCCCGCCACCGCGGCCGAGCTGACGGCACCGAGCCCGAAGCCGAGGAGGACGGCGATGTGCTGCGCCTGGGCCTTGGTGAGGTTCATCGGGCCCTGGGCCGGGCCGCCCCGGAAGTAGGCGCCGGTCGGCTCGTCGGTGCCGGTGGCCTCCCCCGCGTTGGTCTCGATGCGCGGCGGGGCGTCGAGGATGTCGGCGAGCTGCACCAGGAAGCTGACCGACTTGGTGGCGTCGTGCAGGTCGACCTCGCTGTTGATGGCCGCCTCCTGCTTGTAGGCGCTCACGCAGAGCAGGTTGTGTGTCGCTTTGGAGCTTCGCATTTACCCTTCCTCCTGGCTTTCCATCATCCACTCGACCGCGATGTCGAGGGCATAGGCGGCGAACTGGGTGCCCACGTCGAGGCGGCGGATGTTCACGGCACTACCACCGTCGATCTGCAGGCCGAGGTTGCTCAGGTGCAGCGCGGCGCGGGCCTCCTCGATCATCTGGTAGGCGCCGATCTCGTTGGGTTTGGGCCCCCCACGCCTGGCCGCGGCCTCGCTCCTCAGGTTGCGGGCGAAGAGCATGATGCTGAAGAGCCCGGCCGCCTCCTGGGTCTTGCCCGTCCCCTCGGCCAGCGTGGCGCCGCCGAAGCCCACGTAGCAGGCCGGCGCAACGAGTTTGCCGCTGGCGATCAGCTCCTCGACGTCGCCCCCCCAGCTCTCGAAGACGTGGCAGTAAGCCTTCATCGCCGAGGCCCGGAGCATGGCGAGGATGCCGTCCTCGATCTGGGTGATCGTGTAGTTCATCCGGCGATCCTCGTGAGGTAGGCGTCGATCTCGGCGCGGAAGAAGGCCAGGTCCTCGGGCTGGACGACGAGGTAAGGCCGGGCCGGGATGGTGGCGCCGGGCCAGTTGACCTTCTTCACCGGGTGCCGTCCGCCCGGCCAGGAGAGCGCCTTCTTGCCCCTGGGCAGGATCACCCGGGGCCCGATGCGGCCGCCGAGCTGCTGGATGGCGGCGTAGGGGAGGTCGCTGCCGATGCGCAACTCGCTGCGGGTCGTCTTGTAGCTGATCGTGTTCGACAGCAGGCCCGAGAGGACCAGGGTGCGCAGCGGGCCTCCGATGCGCCGCTTGGTGGGCTCGAGGTCGCCCGCCCGCCTGACGCGCTGCGAGGCGATCCACTTCACCGGCCGGCCGCCCTGGGCGAAGGTCTCCTCGATGGACAGCTCCATGCGCTCGCCGAAGACCTTCAGCAGCGGCTGGAGGTCGTTCGTCCTGGCCTCGATGCGGGCCAGCATGGGCTCGACGCCCAGGTCCCTGATGTCCTCGACGATGGAGACGCTGCCCATCAGAAGCCACCCAGCTCCATGCGCTCGCCGAAGACCTTCAGCAGCGGCTGGAAGTCGTTCGTCTTGGCCTCGATGCGGGCCAGCATGGGCTCGACGCCCAGGTCCCTGATGTCCTCGACGATGGAGACGCCGCCCATCAGAAGCCACCCAGCTTGTCGCGGCTCATCACCTGCGGGGCCGAGGTGAACTGCGGGGCGTTGGCCTCCGAGGGCGTGCTCTCCGGGTCGTCCTGGCCGAGCGAGAGGCGGCCGGCGGCGAACTCCTTGAGGCTGGCGACGGCGTCCCGGTAGGCCAGGCGGCGCGGATGCTCCGGGACCATGTTCCCGCCCCGGCGCAGGTGCAGGTTGTAGAGCGTGATGACCACCGACCAGCGGCGGACGGTGGGCGGGACGGTCGTCATCGGCACGCTCAGGCGGCGGCCGAGGTAGCCATCTATCTCCGAGTCGGCGTCGGCGATGGCGGCCAGGAGGGCGTCGGAATCGGAGGCCTGGCGCAGGTCGTTGATGAGCACGATGGCCCCGCCCGCCGTCTGCACCAGGGCGAGGGCGTAGGAGGCGCCGTCCGGGAGCGCGATGCCCACCTGAACGGCGCCGTCCGCATCGACGTAAACGAAGTTGAGGGCGTCATCGGCACAGGCCACGGAGCCCGCCACGAGCTCGAACTTCGTCCCGCCGACCCGGCACCAGCCCGCGCTGTAGTCGGCATCGAGCCCGCCGCCGTCCGTCACCTCGAGGCCGCTGTCGCCGTCCTCGGTGAGCTGGACGAGCCCGGCCTCGTCGATCTGGCCGAGAAGGTCGTCTCGGGTGCAGTAGGCCACTTACTTCCCCTGTCCCTTGGCTTTGGCCTTGCCGCCCTTCTTGCCGCCGTCCGGCCCGCTGCCGGGCGCTGTGCCGCCTTCTCCCTCGGGTGCGGCCTTGGCCTTGGCCTCGCCCTCAGAGGCGGCCGTGGAGCCTCCCTGGGCCTCCTGGGCGGGCTCGACGGGGACGGGCTGCTCGTCGGTGGCGTTGCCGGCGGCCAGCTCGGGCTCGACGACCTCCTCGAACTTCTGCCGGTTCATATTGGCCAGGATCTCCCGACCCACCTCGTCGGTATAGGGTTCCACCGCGTCCCGGCGGTGGGTGACGACGCCACCGGCGCCATCACCCACCAGGACCTGGTCACGCGGCCCCATATAGCGGAGTCGCATCAGATGTCCTCCCTAGTTGACTAGCGTGTCCCAGAACATGAAGGCTAGGTCGTTGCCGGCGATGACGGTGTCCCATTCCTCGGCACACTCGATCACGTCCCGCTGCTCCGCCTCCTCGCGATAGCGCCTGACCTCGCGTGGCGTGGCCTCGAAGTGGGCGCCGGCGGTCGGCTCCTCGTTCGAGGGCGCCTGGGGAGCGTAGACGAGGAGCCCCATGCCCTTGGTCGCGTTGGTCTCCCAGATGTTGACGGCCGTGAACTCGGTGCCGGCCTTGGTCTCCTCGGCGGTCGAGACGATGCCCCCGCCGATCAGCACCTCATCCAGCCCGAACAGCCCCGCGAGCATCCTCGTGGTGACCTGGGCCGGCATATCCGCGCTGCCGGTGTACTGGATGCGAGAGAGCAGGGTGGTCTCCTGCTTCAGGCTGCTCATGGTCCCGCCGTCGATCATCAGCTTGTTGGGACGGAAGCCAGTCGTCTGCTCGACGTACCGGATGCCCCGCTCCACGTCAGCGATGAAGGTGTTGCCGACGCCGGCCGCCCAGCCGCCCTCGGCATCCTCGGCGTTGGCCCAGTTGGCCGCGGTGCGGCACAAGATGGCGGTGATGACCTCCTTGCGGATGAGGACCTTGGTGGTGGTGTACCGCACGGCGTTCAGGTCAGGGTTCAACGGCACGTCCGCATACTTGCGGAGCTTGTCGGGCACCTCCTTGCCGAACGCCCAGTCCTTGCAGTCGAGCGTGCCCCAGGTGGTGGGATAGGAACCGCGGGCCGCCTTGCCGCCCCAAGGGCGGGCCTTGGCCTCGTCGCGGAACCACGCGCCCTTGGGGAACTTGGCGAACTTGGCGTCGGGGCGGGCCACGTTTACCACCGGGAACAGCAGCTCGGCGATGTAGCCCTGCGGCCGGTAGAGCTGAGACATATTGCTCAGAACCGGGTCAACATAAGGCTTGGCATCTTGAGACATCTGGCTTCCCTCCTTCCCTATGCATAGACGGGAGCCAGCTCGAGGGTGAGCTGCCCGCCGGAGATGTTGGTGTCGATGGCCGCCGAGTCGCTGGTGATGTCCACGTAGATCATCTCGCCGTCAGCAATGACGAGGTCGCCCGCCGTGGCGGTCAGGGCGAGCGCGGAGGCCGCCTTTGCGGTCAGGCCCTCCAAGTCGTAGGAGGCCGCCCCCAGAAGGTTCTCGTCGTTCGGGCCCTTGGTGAGGGCCAGGACGAGCGTGCCGTCGGCGTCGGAGGGCTTGGTGCGGGAGGCCACCGAGGCCCCGACCAGGCGCATGCCGTGACCGGTCTTGTTGGCGTAGGCCCCGACGTAGGTGTGGGTGTTGGCCGTCGCGGCCCCAATGGGCACGCTGACGAAGAGCTTGGTCCCGGGGTGCTTGTGGAGCAGCACGCTGGCGAGATCGTCTTCCGCCCCGGCAGATTCGATCACCACGCCCCTGGACAGGTGGAGGTCGGCAACGACGTTCCGGGCCTTGCCGGCGTCGGCCGCGCCCACGTACTCGGCGCCGACGTGCGTCCCGATGGCGAGCGCCCCATTGGCGGCCCACTTGGTGACGCCCTCGACCATGACCGCGGCGGCCTGACCCAGGGAGGGGAAGTTCTGCAGAACGCCGAAGATCTCCTCAAAGGCGGAGTCCGGAAGGCGCATCTGCCCAGAGGTGGCGTCCTTGACGACCCCGTGGAACTGGTAGGCGGAGAGGTCCTCGGCCGCCACGTACCAGCCGATAGTGAAAAGTTCCTGCTCGATTGCCATCTCAGTTCACCTCCCTATGCCTGTCCCGCCCGAACGGCGTGCGCCTGGCTCTCGCCGACGTACCCAGCGGCCAGCTCGGGGTTCTTGAGGGCCGCCCGGCGCATGGCCTCGATGGAGTCGATCCCCGGAGAGTCGGCCATCTCCTTGAGCATGGCCGTCTGGAGCTTCTTCCCGGAGTCGGTGGACACCAGGTGGTCCGAGAGCCGCTGCGCGAGGTTGATCTTCGGCATCCGCTTCACGACGCCCACCAGCCGGTCGAAGTGCTCCTCTCCGGCGTCCCAGGCCGCCTTGAACTCGTCGCGCTGCGCCGGCGTCACCAGGCCGGCCTGGGTGAGCTGGAGCCACTTGTTGGTGAAGCGCTCATCCTTGAGGGTCGTCGCCACCTGCTCGAACTCGGTGCGGCTGACTGCATCCACGCCCGTGTCGGTGAGGCGCTTGGCGGCGGCCTCGGCCTCGGCGGCGGTGGCGCCGTCCTTCAGGCCCAGCACCTTGAGCAGGCCGGGCGGGACGACCTCGACCTTCTGGGGCTCCCTCTTCAGGGCCGCCTGCTGGGCAGCCAGGACCTCGTCCTCGGTGGCGTTCGCCTTGAGGCCGAGCGTGAGGGCCAACTTTTCGAGGATTTCCATGTTCTCCTTCTCCTTCTCCTTGGGGTTGATAGCGTCGTAGCGCAGCACGAGCGGCTGGCAACCGAGCGTGGCTGGCAGGTTGGTAATGGCCACGGAGGATATGCGCCGCAGCCGGCCTTCTCCGTCGAGGTGGATGACGGGCGAGGTGTAGCGGTAGGCGCCCTCCTTCAGGTAGTCGGAGGCCGGTTTGAGCCAGCGCTTCACCACGCCCCAGATGCCGTGCGTGTCGGCCACGAGCTTGTTGATCCAGGCCGCGGCCGGGGCGGGCTGCCCGTTCTTCTGCGAATTGAGCGTCTGGTGCTCGTAGTCGATGACCATGTCGATGCCGCCCGCTTCGAAGTCGCCGAGCACCGCGTTGACCGCCTCGTCGTCCACCGGCACCTCTCGCTCTCCATCGGCCGTCCTGAAGCGCAGTACGGGGCGCGGGGCGAGGAGGATGCGGTCTGGCAGCCCGGTGAGGTCCTGCTCCAGGAAGACCACGCTCGAGAGGGCGGTCAGGCCCTGGCCGTCGATCTCCTCGATGAGCTTGCCCGCCGCGTCTAAGATGGCCTGGTCCTTCTGCTGGCCGGCCCGCTGGCGGATGGCCGTGAGCGCGCTGCGGTAGACCTGACCGCCCTTACCGAACGGGTAGGCCCAGCAGCCCTTCGTCTTGGGGTCCTCGCCCTCGTGTTGGCCGAGATGCCAGACCGCGAAGAAGGCCATGTCGCCCTTGCCCTCGGAGATCAGGGCATTGCCGTCCTCGGCCGAGAAGCTCCAGGCGGCCGTCTTGTCGACCTTGCCCGCATGGATGAGACTTGCGGCGCGTTCGTAGCCGGCCTGGTTGAGCTTGATGCCCATCTACTTGCCTCCCTTCGCCCCGGGGCCCTTGGCCAGCAGGTCGAGCTGGCGCTGGAGCTGGGGCGGGTAGTTCTGCTTCGCCTGCCTGACGCGGGAGATGAAGGCCTGCGGGCGGCCTGCCTCCTTGCCGGGGTTGAAGGCCCAGCCCGGATCGGGCTCGCCGATTGGCGGCTCGGTGGCCAGGGTGAGGCCGAACTCCTTGATCTCGCCCGGAGACACGGAAAGCGCCTTGCACCTGCACCGATGACCGTTCGGCGGGTAGTGCGTGTTCCACCACGGGTGGCCGGTCGGCAGGACGGTGTTGTGCCAGAGGTGGTGCTCGGGGCGGACCCGGCCGTCGTCCTTGGTCTTGTAAACGAGCAAGGGGCGCCGCTCGAGGACGTAGGGGTCGTTCTGCTGCGCCCAGCGGCCGGCGTTGTAGCTCTCCAGGACGTTGTTGAGGAAGATGGTCTCCAGCCGCCACGGGTTGGGGCCCGCCCATCCGCGCTCCTGGAGGCGGGAGGTGATGTCGCGCCGCCACTCGCCCATGTCGGTGCCCTGCTGGAGGGCGTCCTGGAGCGAGTTGTAGACGTCGGCCACGAGGTCGATGCGGGTGAGGCCGGAGACGCTGAAGGCCCAGGCGCGGGCCTGCTCGGTCAGCCTGGCGTACTGGTCGGCCGAGAGCACGACCTTGTCGGCGAACCAGTCGATGGCCTCGTCGAAGGGCAGCGGCTCAAGGGAAATTCCGGAGAGGGCCAGTGTGGCTGGCCGCATCCCCGCCACTCGTTTCCACGCCGGGCGCCCTTTGATTCCCATCCGTTCCCACTGCTCGGAAAGCTTCAGCGCACCAAGCTGTCTCGATACAGCCTCGGTCTCCAACGCCTCGTCCATGACCGAGGCCCGGCCGAAGAGGTTGCCGCCGAACCAGGCGCGGGCGAGCAGGTCTTCCAGATCGGTGCCGGGCAGGGCCGGGACGACCGAGAGGATGGCGTCGGCGAGCTCGCTGCTCGAGCGGCCTTGGAGCTGGCGGTCGAGCTGATTGCCCAGGCGCTCGACCATGCTCTGGGCGTCGTCCAGGCAGGCGCGCACCAGGCCGTCGAGGGACTGGTCCTCGCGGTCGAGCTGGGCCTGCTGCTGGGCGTCGGCCTGGGAGAGGCGCAGGCCCACCGGGGCGGCCCCGGCCGTGGGTGGCGCCACGATGGCCTGACCGCCCTCGGGCTTGGGGATGCCGAGCTCTTCGTAGAGGTGGTCCTGGGAGACCGACAGGCCGATGTCGCAGATGACCGTCTTGAAATACGTGGCCTTGGCCTGCTTGTCCTCCTCGGGCTCATAATGAAATTTGAACCAGGGGACAGGCGTGTCCGGACCGAAATTATAGCGGACCAGGGCCTCCAGGAGCCCGGCCCGCAGCGTGCGCGAGAGGGCCTCGCAGTCGGAGCGCTTGAGGTCCTGGCGGACGTTGTCGTGGACCTTGCCAAGGGCATAAGAGCCCGAGCCCCCGGAGCCCGCCGAGCTGGTCAGCTCCTGCCCCAGGACGGTCAGAGTGAGGTATTTGTCGCACAGGCCGACCATGCCGCTGTAAACGGCCACGGAGCCGGTCTTGCCCGCGGCCTCCTTGATTTCGATCTCGGTGTTCTTGGATTTGACGCCCGCCCCGTCGGCGCCCAGGGCCTGGACGGCCGCCAGCAGGGCATCGATATCCTTCGGGCTGGCCCCTGCCTCGTAGGTGCCCAGGCGCAGCGGCATGCCGAAGCGCTCCTGAAAGATGAGCCAGTCCTTCACCGAGAGGTTTTTGAATAACCACCACCAGGCGCAGGTGCGCAGCAGGCCGGCCCTCGTGTCGAAGCCGCTCCTCGCCTTGTAGCGGTGGAAAAGGAACTTCCAGGGAGGCAGCTCGATGCCGGTGACCGGGCTCTCCTCGGTCAGCAGGCGCGGTATCTCGGCGTCGGCGAAGGTGAGCTTCTTGGGGTGGACCCACTCGATACTGGTTACGCGGCCCTCGGTCGGCGTGATCTCCCAGATGAGCTCGGCCAGGGAGATGCCCTTCCCCACGGCGTCGAGCAGGTCCAGGAGGGCGTCCTCGAAGTTCTCGATGCCATAGATCACGTCGGCGCAGAACTGGGCCACTTTGCGGTCGCGGAGGCGCTTCGGGTCGTAGGGCACCACCTCGTAGTCGAGGGCCAGGACGGCCTGTTTGCGCGTCTGCAGGAGGCTGGCGAGGAGGGCGTCCTTCTCTTCCATCTCCTCGAAAAGCTCGTACTGGGCGAGCGTGTAGCCAAGGTCGGCGCCCCGCAGAAGACGGGCCAGGCCCTCGGGCGTGAGGCCGTTGCTCGGATACTGCGCGTAGCGGTCCTGGCGGGTATGCTGGGCGACCTGGCCCTTGAGGTCGGAGGCCGCGGGCTGGGGCCGCAGGCGGCGGAAAATATCGCGGATCATGCCCATCAGTAGGCCCCCACTTGGCCGGCGAAGCGGCGCTTTTCGACGGTGCGGTACTCGGGCGCGGCGCCGGCGACCTGCTCGATGAGGCTGACGACGATCTCCAGGGCGTCCGGGCCGTCGTCGTTGACGGTGCCGTTGGGGAAGGCAAGCAGCTGCTCGACGAGCGTGCCCTGGTCGGTCTGGTTGCGGATGAAGACGATCTTGCCGTGCTCCATCATGGCCGAGACCTTCATCAGCCGGCCTTCCTTGTTCTGCAGGTGGTGGACGGCCTTGAACGGCGGCCAGTAACCTCTTTTTTTGGCCTCGAGGGCCACGGGCTCCCACAGCCACTCTTTGAGCATGTTCTCTTCGACGCCGATGAGGAGCGGATGGTGGGCCTTGTGGACGTCGTAGATGCGCGAGACAAATTCCTTCGGCGACTCGTGCCGGATGTAGGCTGAGAGGCAATAAAGCGTGCCCGTCTCGACGTCGTAACCGCCGGTGATGACGGCCTTGTAGTCGGACGAGGCTCCGCTGGTGGCCGAGGGGTCGGCCCCGGTCAGGACTCGCAGCGCGTTGCCCTTGAGCTCGTCCTCGTTCTCGACGTAGCGGACCCACGCCTCCTGGAACATGCCCTCGTCGTCGAAGGGCGCGTTCTGGATTTCCTGCGCGAAGGCCTTGGCCCCGATCATCTCCTTGTGCTTGAGGAGGCGGGCCACCGGCCAGCTGGACGGCCAGAGGCTGGTGCCGTCGGCCTGCAGGCCCTGGTAGCGCTTGACCCGCCAGTGGTCGAAGGGCTCCTCCTTCTGGTGGACGATGATCGCCAAGGCGCTCTTAGGGGCGAGGAGGGTGCCAATCAGAAACAGGTTGCCGGTAGGCTGGATGGCCGAGTAGACAGCGGCCTTGATCCAGGAGAGCAACTTCTTGACCTGCTTGGGATTCTTGACATTTTCGTCGTTCTCCATGTCGTCGAGAATGACGAGATCGGGCCTCCATTGCTTGTGTTTCAAACCGCGCATGCGTTGGCCCCGGCCACGGGCGAGGAGGCGCACGTCCTTCAAGGTCACGAAGTCGTTGACGGCCCAGCCGGGCAGCACCTGCTCTCCGAAGTCGGCCCGGATGCGCTCGTTGAAGAGCAGCTCGAGGTAGATGTAACAGGTGATATCCGAGGCCAGGTCTTCCGTGTCGGAGCCGATGATGATGAAATGCCGCCGGCCGTGGCAGAGCTGGTGGATGACGTAGCCGAAGCTGGTGACCGTCGACTTGGCAAAGCCTCGGGGAGCGGCGCAGGCGAAGGGCACCAGGGACGCGTCGTCGTCCAGGTTGCGGACGTCCAGCTCCTCGATCAGCTCGTGGTGGAACTTGGCCTCGGGAAGCGAGAAATAGTGCGGCAGGTACGTGTTGAAGAAGTAGAACTTGTCGGCCAGGGAGCGCTCGACGCGGGCCTTGCGGGCGGTCTCCGAGGCGTCCTCGAACGGGCGCACCTCGGTCCGCAGGGCGTTCAGTATCTCGTCAGCCTTGCGCTGGAACTCCTTGCTGCCGAGCTTTTTCTGGAGGTTTATGCCTGCCACTTAGTTGCGCTCCAGGTACTGCAGGTAGCCGCTCAGCAGCCGCTCCTGCTCGGCCAGGGCAACCTGGTCGTCCTTGATGGGGCTGGCTGCCTTGAGCCAGTCAACGAGTCCCCTCAGGCCCTCGAGGCCCACGGCCCGGCGGTCGTACTTCTGGCTCTCGATGCGCTTGATCTGAGCGTCGAACTTGGCCAGGCTGTCAGCCACGGCCGTCAGGCGACCGATGTCCAGCGTGGTCGGGTCGGCTGCCTCCTGGGCCTCCAGGAAGGCCAGCAGCTTGGCCTGGAGACGCCGCAGAAGGGTCAGCGGGTCTTGCTTCGACGCCACGAACTCGGCACGCCTGCGGGGCCACTCTCCCTTGGCCGACCAGTCTGACAAGGTGCGCTCGCTGACCTGCCCCAGGAGGGCCTGGCTGACCTGCTCCAGCGTCTTGCCTTCGCGGTAGAGGCGCTCGGCCTGGTCGAAGTAAGCGCGCTCCTTGGCCCCGGCCACGCCTCAGCCCTCGATCCGCTTGATCTCGGCCAGGAGGGCCCGGCGCCTGTCCACCGCCGCCGCCATCTGCTCGGCCGCGGCGCGGATCATCCCGCTGTCGAGGCGGTCGAAGCCGAGGAGCACCGACGTTGCGCCCCCGATGGTCTCGGAGAGGGCGCTGATCATCGCCTCGGCTGCGGCCAGCTCCTCGCGCAGCTCGCTGATCCTGCCCCGGCGCATCTCAGCCCCTCACCCAATGGACAAAGTCCGGCAACCGCAGGAAGACCTCGATGATGGCGACGACGGTCGCCCCGGCGCCGGCCACGAAGGCTTGGTGGTATTTGATGCGCGTCTGTTGGCCCTTGACCGCCCCCACCTCGGCGACCAGCTCCGTCTTGCAGTCCTGGCACCGCTGTTGCTCGTCCTCCCGGCACTGGCCGATGGCAGCCGTGGCCGCGGAAACCGCCTCCTGGGACTGGAGTATTGATTCTCCGAGCATGGTCTCAAGGCGCGTCATGTTGGCACTGAGGCGCAGCATGACCTGCTGCCCCTCCCCTAATCGCCCGTCGATTTTTGCCACCGCCACATCCACCCGGCAGGCGAAGGCCTCACGAGCCGTGTTCAGCTCACCGCGCAGCTTGGCAATCTCGGCGGCGACGTTCACCGTCTCCTCCAGGGGCCCGGGCACCTTTTAGCTCCCGGCCGCCTTGAGGTCCTGCCCGGCCTTGACGAGGTCGTCAAAGTTGGTCGGCAGCGGCTTGGGCTGCCAGGTCGGGTCCTTGCGGGCCAGGGTGACCGAGGTGTCGATCAGCCTGTCCAGGAGCGTCAGGGCCAGCATGGCCAGTTGCACCTCGCCCATCACTTCACCTCCGCGATCCGGTCTTTCATGGCGCTGATCACCGCCAGACAGGCGGCTGTCGTCACCGGGACCCCGGCCGCCTGGTTCTGGAGCAACTCGTTAAAGGCCCGAGCCGCGCTCACGATGGCCGCCTTCGCCAGCTCGCACTTGGCCGGCAGGAGCAGGCCGCTGTCGCAGGCCGACTTGACGTCGACGGCCGCCAGCTTGATCTCTCGGTCGGCGGTGCGCAGGGCATCCTGGGCGCTGATCTGGTCAGCGGTGGTGGCCGCGGGCTGGCCGGGCGCACCGCCCAGCGTGGCGCAGCCGAGGTTGAGGCTCAGGACGAGGACGAAGAGCAGGGTAAGCGTTCGAGATCTCATGAGGCGCCTCCCTTCGAGGCGGTGCGGGCGCCGAAGTAGTAGCCGACGATCGGGCCGTTGACGCCGGCCGCGGCCGCGAGCGCGCCAGCGAAGTCGAGCTTGCCGACGGCCAGGCCGATGATCGGCAGGGCGTTGAGGGCCAGGATGCCCACCAGGGCGGCCCCAGGGCGCACGACGGCGCGCAGGTTGTCGACCCAGGGGCTCACCTTGTCCGGCTCGGGCGCGGTGGCCGGCTCGATCGCAGCGAGAACAGGCTGAAGTTCGGTGGAAACGGGCTCGTCAGGCATGGCTTATGCGGCCTCCTTGAACTCGAAATGATCGCGGTCGTGAAGGCTGGCCCAGCGCCCGCCCCACGTCCCGCCGATGGACTCCCAGTACTCGCCGAGCTGCTGGTAGAGCGGGCTGTCGGCCAGGTACTTGCCGTCGCGGTCGATGATGGCCAGGTCCACGGCCAGGCCGTCGATGTGCTTGCTCTTGAGGGTCCGGGTGGCCTTGCGGGCGAGGAGGGCCTGCTGCTCCGCCAGGGAGCGGAACCAGGTCGTGACCTTGGCCCGGATGGCCAGGCTCGCGGCGTAGACGAGCAGCCGCCCGACCATCCCGGCGAACTGGCACTGCTTGTCAGACAGGGTTGCCAATTTTTCCCTCCGTCAGCTCTCGGGCCCGGCTCATCGCGTCGCGGTGGGCCGGGTCAGGGCAAGCCGTCTCGGGGCGTTTCGCTCCGCCCCAGAGCGTGCAGAGCATCCTTTCGCCCACGTTCGCGCCCCGGAAGCGGCAGCCGAGGCAGTCGTCATGCGCCGCCGGCGGCTTCACGTAGATCCTCGATGGTCGGCAGGCCGCCCCAGGAGCGCATCGGGTGCCCGGCGTCGTCGACGAGCACGGCGGCCGGGACCCTGAAGATCCGCAGCTGCGCCGCAATCGTCCGGCCCTCGGCCTGGCTGATGTCGATCTTGCGGACGCTGAGGCCCGCCTCCCATGCCGCCCGCACCGTATCCGGCGCGGCTTCGCAGCCTGCTCAGCCGGGGCGGGTGAAGATCAGGAGCTTCATGGTTGCCTCTTGTTGCCGGCTGCGGCGGCTAGCCCGGGGTCCCGCCGCGGAGTTCGCTTGACGACTGGGAAAGGAAGTAAACCAGCCGCCCAGGCCTCCTCGGGAGCCGGCGAAGTTGGGTGGTTGCTGGTCAAAATGCCTTCTTGGCCCGCTGGTAGTCGGCCCGAGGCCCCGTGCAGTGGAGCGTGAGGCGGTTGACGACGTTCTCGGCGCCGGCCGGGACCCGGTGCAACTCCCCGCCGTAGGTGCGCGGCAGGCGCACGGCATCGCCGTAGATCGCTCGCCTGAGGGCCTTGGCTCTGCGTTCGCTCATCCACTCCTCCTGAGGGGTGGGGCGAGGGCGGGATACTCGGCCAGGGGTTCCCGCCCTCGCGGCCGGCGGGGTAGCACCGGCTGGGGCTCCAAAAAAGAAAACGGGCCAAACGGATAAACCGTCTGGCCCGCTTAGGGGCGCTGCGGCAGGGCACGCAAAGGTGCGCTGACGTCTCTACCTGTAGCGAAGCTCTATATGGGAGTCAAGAACTTTAACATCGCATTTGTTCATCTTTTTGCACCGCGGGCAGCGCTTGCTGTAGTGTCCGTTTGACCCGTCGGTCCCGTCAATATCGATAAAATGCTTTCCGCACTCCACGCATCTGAGTGGAATGGGCCATGACTGAAAAATGGCCGGGTTGCCTGGCTTCAATGCCGATGTCCCCCTCCCTTGTCCCCACTAGACCGCCTTTTCCTCCGGCGGCACCAGCTTCTTCAGGTACCGGTAGCACCATCTGCAGGTCGGGTCGTGCTTGAGCGCGGCCCAGGTCTCGCGGCAGCCGCCGAGCTTGAAGTGGCACCGCTTCGCCTTGGCCTGATCGGGCGGCTCTTCGATGGGCGCCGGGTTGAGGTAGTCCTCCCAGCGCCGCTTCTTGCCGAAGAAGGTGCCTCCGTGCATGACGAAGGCCTGGACGATGCCATTGCGGCGCACGTGGTCGGCGTAGTTCACGACGGCCCGCAGCAGCTCCTCGGCCGGGACGCCCTCGCGCCGGCGCGACCCGTACTTCTCCAGGGCCTCCAGCCGGGCGTAGTGGCGCGGGTAGAGCTTCCAGGCCGCCTCGAAGTCCTCCAGGAAGGCCGCCGGCTTGCCGCCACCCTTGGCCATTATCTCCTCGCCGCCATGCGCTTCAGGGCCTCGATCACCTTGCTGGCCTTGTCGTAGGGGAGCCAGCGGAGGTCAGAGACGCCCGCCATGCGGAAGATGAACTTGCGCAGGGCGTGGCCCTTGTCGGCCGCCGTGAAGGCCCGCTCGGACAGCTCCTCGATGCGGGCGAGCTGCTCGGCCGTGGCCATGCCGGCGCGCAGGCCCTGGGCCTGCCAGTGACCCCGGCGCTGCTGGTAGAGGCTCTGCGGCCTCGCCTTCTGCCCGCGAAGCGCGCGGAGGTCGGCCAAGAGGGCCAGGCGGCCGGGGCGGTTGAGGGCGGCCGAGGAGTCCACCTTGAAGCGGCCCCTTAGCAGGTCGCGGTAGAGGTCCTCGGTGATCTTGCCCTCTCGCTTCATCTCGACCAGGGCGATGTGGATGGCGGCCAGCTCACGGCGCCGGGCGTCCGATGAATCCCTTGACCCTCGATAGACATATTTGCGCCTTGCGGTGGGCATGGGCTACTCCGTGGCCTCGCTGACTGGTGAGTCAGGGGTTGTCTTGTGGAGCGGGAGGCGGCTCGCGGCGGCCCGGAGCTGCTCCAGGCGCCAGGCGGTTGCGCTCGCCCGGCAGCCCTTCTCGTCGCAATACTCGATGCGCCGGTCGCCCATCTGCTCCCGGCTCGTGGCCGGTCGCGGGCAGAAGTCGCACTTGGTCATCGGGGCACCTCAGGGCCATCGAGCGAGTAGCCCACCGCCCCGGCTAGGCCCTCGCACGCCCTCACCAGGAAGCCCTGGATCGCCGTGAGGGCCTTGACCTGTATCTCCAGGCCCGCGATGCGCTGGCAGACGGGGGATTTGCAGCATTTGATCTCCAGCGCCAGCTCCTCCGCCCGCATGATTGTGCCCGGCGGACAGGGCGCGCCGCAGATTTCACACTTGTCGAGAGCCATGCTCACGGCTGCACCTCCAGGGTTGGCTCCGAGGCGGCCTCGCGCATGCGGCGTAGCGCCCGGTAGAGGTGCGACTTGCGGGTCATGATGGAGCCACCGTGGCGCTCCAACTTGTCGATGGCCTCCTCGATGTCGGCGGTGCCAAGGGGCCAGAAGTAGCCCGAGCGTTTGCCCGCGTAGGCGGTGCAGACCGGGTAGCCGTGGACCTCGATGAGGGCCTTGAGGGCGTCTCGCACGGTGCGCTCGGGAGCCTTGGCGTGCTCGGAGAGCTCGGCCTGGCCGATGGCCTTCCCGCTGCCCCGGCGCCCCTGGATGATGCCCAGGAGGTAGGCCTCCAGCTCGGTCAGGGCCGGCCGGGGCGGCTCGGGAATGATGCGGCGGCGCGTGGTCAAGCCTGCCTCCGGGGCTTGTAGCTGGCATCCTCGATGGTCATGCCCCTGATCGGGCAGCCCTCCTTGTGGATGGGCGAGCCGTGGCGATTGAGGGCCAACTTGGTCCAACTGCCGTGGCAGCAGTGAAGCTCCTGCTTAACCTGGTCGTAGTAGAGCCAGGGGCATTGCAGGGGGTAGTGCTTCCAGCTCCAGCAAATGATCTTCCGCGGCCAGGTGCGCAGAGCCATCAGGCCTGACCTCCTCCCTTTTCGCTGGCATGCCGCACGGTGGCGGCGTTGATGGCTGTTCCGATCCGATTGAAGAGAAGGCCCGGCCGGACGTGCCCCTGCTCAACCAGCCGACTCACCTGGTTGATTACCCGCTTGACGATGCGCTCGGCGCGGCGATCCTCAGAGGCCCTGCTCATAAGCGAATCTCCTCCAGGGGCGTGCCGGCGGCCAGGGCGCGCTTGAGGCGGCTGACGTGCTGCAACCGCTCCGGGCCCTTGGCGCAGAGCTTGGTCTGCGTCTCCCAGGGCAGCTTGATGGTGCAGAAGCCGCACAGGACGGCCTCCACGGACTTGTCCCGGCCGCAGCCGGGGCAGCGGTCGCGGGAGGGGCCGATGGTGGCGCCGCGGGTCATTCGCACTTCATCCAGTCAGGGTAGTCGCCAAGTTGAATCCGCTCGTAAAAGCGGGAGTAAAAGTCGTTGATCTCCTTGGCGGCCTCCTTTTCGATGTCCAGGAGGGCGGCCATAGCCTCGACAGGGGCGTCAATGATCTCAATCGCGATGCTCACTTGGGGGCCTCCTCGATCTGGCCGAACATGACCTCGAACTCGGAGATGGCGCGGCCGTCCTTGTCGTAGCGGTGGTTCACCGGCGGGTTGAAAATGATCTCCCCGGCAATCAGGTCGGCAAAGCTCTTTCCGCCACGGCAGGTGACGCGGATACTGCCCCGGTTGGGGTTGATGTCGATGGTGGTCTCCACGGGGAAGCGCCACAGCCTCAGGCCCGTGACCACCGCGTAGAGCACCTCGGTGGCCACGTTGGCAGCGGCGGCCTGATTGGGCTCGGCGCTCACTTGGGGGCCTCCTCGGGGCGACCGGCGGCGGCCAGATCATCAGCCAGGGCCCGCAGCTTCTCGGCGGGCAAGGCGTAGAGGGGCACGCCGTTCGGGAGACCCTCCGGGGGGGGCAGGACGACCAGGCCATCGGCCAGGGCGAGCTGAAAGGCCTGCCTCACGCGAGATAGGTTCCTGGCCGGGAGGTAGATGCCGCGCCGCTTGCGCAACTTCTCCACCAACTCGGCGAGCCTCAGGGCCTCCTGTTCCAAGTCCTTGTAGCGCAGCGAGTCCATCAGGTTGGCGTCGTCACGCTTGCTCACTTGCGGGCCTCCTCGATCTTCTGGCGGTCGGGCTGGACCCAAAAGGCGTCGATTTTCTCCAGCTCGCAACCGGCAGCCTCGATGACCTCCTCGGGCAGGGCCTTGACGGCCTCGATGTCGACCTCGTACTTGACCCGGATGCACCAGTCCAGGAGCAGGCTCTTCACGCGCTCGACGATCTGGACCGGGCTGAGAATCTTCTTCAGGCGCGTGCTGGCCCGCCAGCCGAGCTCGCCGAAGAGAAGGGACAGGCTCTTCTTGTCGCCGAACTCCTCCCGGTGGCCCTCGGCCCACTGCTGGAGCTGCCTCAACAGGAGCTTCTTCTGCGCGAGGAGGGGCGCGGCCTTCGTTCCGGCCTTGCTCTTGATGCGGTTGATGGCGTTGGTGGCGACGGCATCGATGCGCTCGAGCCCTATGTCGATCCCGCCGATCTCCCGAATGGCCCCATCCACGTCATCACGGCTCTGGAGGGCCGGGGTCTCGATCCTGGTCCGCCTGCTCATGCGGTTGCTCCTTTCTTGCGGCTGACCGGCGGGGCGTCCACCTGGTCGCTGACGACCTGATAGATGGCCTCCCGGGTCTGCCCCTTGACCTGAAACCCCAGGCGTTGGATGGCCTCTTCTCTCATCCAGGCCTCCGTGCAGCGTTTGACGTGGGCAGGGGTGGCCCCGGAGCGGATGGCGATCTGCTCCTTGGTGAAGCGCCGGGCATAGCGCATCAGGCGCCAGATCACGACCGTCTTCACCCTGGGGCGGCCCTTGCGGCCGTCTTTGACCCACTCTAAAAGCCCCGGCGACAGGCGAATGAGCGTCCCGGCCCGGACGAGGTCCTTGGCGGCGTAGCGGGCACGGTCCTTGTCCCCCTCGCTCTGCGCCCCGAGGTGGGCGTACAGCTCGAAGAGGAAGAACTGCCCCTGCTGCTCGGCGAAGACCCGTATGTCGGCGGCCAGGCTCACGCGGCGCGACGCTCCTTGGCCGTCTGGCGGCCGATCATCTCGATGGCCTTGGGCCCCATGAGGAGGCGATCCCCTTGCTTCGCGCCCAGCTTGGCCCGCTGCTCGGCGATGGCCAAGTGGTGGACGACCAGGCGGAAGTCGCCGGCCTCGCTCTGCCGGAAGAGGGCCTCGGCCGCTCCCGCCTCCAGCTCGATCCCGCACCAGTCGAAGGCCAGGCGCTCGATCTCCTCGGGGCTCAGCGGCTGGAACTCGATGGCGCAGCCGATGCGGCTGGCGAACTGCGGGAAACGCCTCAGCTTCGCCCCGACCTTGTCCATGCCCACCAGCACGACCGGCACGGCGGCCAGGTCGTAGATGTCGCGGATCGTCTCCAGGAGGTTGAGCTTGCGGGCGAGGTGGTCGGCCTCGTCGATGATGATGGCGCGGGGCTGGCGGCGCAGCTCCGTCAAGATGGCCTTGAAGATCGTCGAGACCCTCCCGGAGTCGTCAATCTTCAGCTCGTGGGCCAGGTCCTTGAGGAGCCAGCGCGGCGTATGGTTCTCCAGGGCGCGCAGGTAAACGCAGTCGTCGTGGTGGCCGGCGTAGTGCTGGGCGGCCTCGGTCTTGCCCAGCCCGGCGCGGCCGTCGACGAGGATGAGCGCCGGCAGGCCCGCGGTACGCCCCAGCCCTTCGCCGATGGCGGCGGCCAGGCGGGCGTAGTTCTTGCCCTCGTAGAAGCTCTTATTCATTGGCGATTCTCCTCTTGAGGAAGCGCTCGATGCCCGCGTAGTAGCCCTGGAGGGACTCAAAGAGAGGCGTCTGCTCGAACTCGGCGATGAACTCCCCGTCGCCCCAGGAGGCGTCCAGCGGCAGGCCCAGGCAGCGGCGGCGGAAGAGCCACTCGTACTTGTCGGCCGCCGTGTTGAAGTCGGGGCGGCGGTCCAGGTCGGGCGGGGCGGGCGGCTCGGCAGGCGTGGCCTCGGCCTCCATCGCCTCGACCGTCTGGCGGTAGGCGGCGGGGAGCTGGACGATCTCGGCCCGCTGCGGGAAGACGGCCGGCGCGGCCTGCTCCTCGGACCTGAGCCACTCGTCGAAGTAGGCGCGCATCGGCAGCGGCTGCTTCTCCAGCATCTCGGCCTTGAGGCGCAACTTGTCGGCCTTCTTCAGGGAGGCCTGGGCCTCGCAGATTTGGGCCACCGTCCAGCCCTTGCGCTCGGGGTCGACGGCCTTGCAGACGTACTCGCGCTTCTCGCCCTGGCCAGGCATGCTCCAGATGATCAGCGTCCCGGCGTCCTCGGGCGGCCGGCGCAGCTCCACCTGGCGGCCCTCCCAGGCCCCCAGCTCGACGGCGAAGTAGGTGCCGTTGTCGAACGCGATCGTGGCGTTCTTGACGGTGCGCACGCCCACGGGGAAGAGCAGGATGTCCAGCTCTCGCTCGTCCTTGAACTTGCGGGGCACCCAACCGGGCTTCTGGAAGCGCTCCCGGGGCCGCTGGCCGGTCTGGGTGTGGACCTGCTCCTCGTAGACGGCGATCCAGCGGTCGGTCCAGTCCTGCACCTCCTCGGGGGGCAGGGCCAGGCGAATGATTTCGGGGCGATTGGCCACGGACTCGGCGGTGTATCCGTCCAACCATTTGAGACAACCCCGCTGCCAGGTGCCGAAGTTGATCTCGACGAAGGGCTTCTTGTCGGGGCGCCGCGACGGGAGCTTGACGGCCTCCACCTCGGCCTCGGCCAGGACTTGCTGGATCAGCGTGGACTGGAAGTAGTTCTTCCCATTATCCATTCGGAGCGCCCGAGGAATTCCGAAGGTGATGAAGGCCCGGCGCAGCAGGGCGGCCACGTCGGCGGCCGAGTCGCGCTCGCAGATGTTGATGAGGCGGCGGCGGGAGTAGACGTCGACGACGGCGATGCCGATGCGGCGGCGGCCGTCCTTGCAGAGCAGGTCGGCCCTGGTCGAGTCGATTTCCCACATTTGATTGGGCTCGGTGATGTCGCGGTCGTGGTGGCCGAGGGCGGGCTGCATGCGGCGGGCGTAGTGCTCGGGCTCCTGGCGCCGGGAAAGCTCGCGGCCGTGGGCGACCAGGTACTCACCGTGGGCGCGCAGGACGGTGCGGTAGCTCGGCACCTCCCGCCCGAACCTGGCCCGGAGCACGCCGTGGATGAACTTGGCCGTGGCCCGCCCGCGGGCCAGCAGGACGGCGCCGATGGCGTTGCGCTGCTCGTCGGTGAGGGCGCGCTGACGGCCGCCGCCGTGGCCCGGCAGGAGCGCGGAGGGGCCGCCCTCGGCCGCCTGGGCCCTCCATCTATATAAGGAGCGCAAACCGACCTTGCCGAGCGCGCTACGCAGCTTCGGGGCGAGGAGGCCGCCATTGTACGCGGACAGGGACATCTCGGTGGCCTTGGTGAGAGCCAGCTCGTCGCGCTGCTGGAGGGTCTCGGCGTGGGCGCCGACGACCTTGAGCAGCTCGAAGCGGCCGTCGGCCTCGTTGCGGGCCCACTCGGGCGCCTTGAGGTAGGCCTGGAGGTTGGGCTCCAGGGAGCGAGGGCCGGCCTGCTCCATCTCCTCGGCCATGAGGCGGCGCCTGGCATCGGCCGAGAGGCAGTCGCGGTGGATGAGGGCCCGCTTGCCGTCTCTGCCGCCCCGGCTCGACTGCCACCGGATGTTGTTGTAGCGGCCGGCATCAAGGCCGAGCTGGACAGCCCGATCCGTGATTCCCTCCAGGGCGGCGACCCGCTTTATGGCCAGGTACTCGATCATGCCCCCAGCAGCTCCTCTATATGGTGGGCGCGCATCGTCGCGGCCAGGATCCGGGCCATGTCCTCGGCCGTGCTGCCTTCCCGCGCTGCCAGTTCCAGGATCGTCTCCATGACGCTACGGCCTCCCGGCCCGGGCGCCGGCGCCTCGGCCGGCACGGCGGGAAAGGGAGTGTCCTGCCCCCCCGCGGGAGAGACAACCTTTTCATCGGGCTCGATAAGATGGTCCGGCTTCGGGGCCGGCCACTCTCCTCGCTTGACCTGGCGCCCGGTGTCACACTCGAGGCGGGCGGCCGTGTCCAGGACGGTCGTGCGGTGAGTCTCCCGCAGCAGGCCGCCCTTGCGAGCCACCGCCTGGCGCTTGAGGCAGCCCTCGGCCGTGATCCGCAGCGGCCGGCAGGCCTCCGGGGCGTGCGGGCACTCGAAAAGCTCGATGGCGGCGCTAGCGGGCATTTTTCCGCCTTAGGACGATGACCAGATGGCCGTCCTTGTCGCGCTCGAGCGGAACGTCAAAGGCGCGCAGGAGGCTGACGGTGATGGCGTAGATGGCCAGCAGGCCGAACAGAGCGGCGGTCAGGATAACTCCAAGGGTGACCATGTTGTTCACGGCCTACCTCCTCGCCCGGGGAGCTTGCTTGCCGTCGCCTGAGGGCTCATGGCTTCTTTGCCTTGCCGGGCGGTCACTACTTGTTCCCCAACTTGTCGAGAGCGGCCTCGATCTCGCGCTCCTCGCGGAGCAACTGGCGCTTGGCGGTCTGGTTGCGACCGTAGGCCAGGGCGGCCTTGTCCTCGGGCGTGCTGACCAGGACGGCGCCCACCGACCCCGCCAGGACCTCAATGGCCTTGTGGGAGCCGGTGATGCGGCAGATCGAGACGACCACGTCCGCCGGGATGCGGTGCTCGGGCTTGCTGGCGGCCGTCCAGGCGTCAATGTTCGCCTTGGTGACCCGGCGGCCAACATCTATAGAGACGAGGTCGGCGATCTGAGGGCGGGACAGGGGGCAGGAGCGGATGTCGGCCGTGAGGGCCTCGCCCAGGCGCTGGCTCAAGTCGCTCGCGGCGAGCAGATCGAAGAGGCGCGACTGCTCGGCATTGCCTGGAAATTTTTGCTGCGACTTAGACATTGCCCCTCTGCCGCCTGTTTTGATACGCTCTTTGCGGGTGGCAAGGACGCGGCCCGGTTCCCCAACTCATGACCGCGCCCTTGCCGGCGCTGCATGCCGCCCCGTCTGGAGAGGGCGGGCTAAGCGTTTGGAGGTTCACTCTTCTCCCGAGGTAGCCTTTGTGCCG